GTTTAAATAAAAAAGCTGGTGATGCTTTAAAACAAGCAAACACGGTACAAACTGCAGCAACCATATTTGATGCGCAATACGAAAGAAGTTCTGGCGCTGCAAGATCTCGTAGGATCAACAGCGGATTGGCTGTATATGAGGAATATGCAAATGGTTAGTTTTAATAGGGTTAACTCTGCGCTATCAAGTTATAATCAAAGGTTAAGTACAGCCGATTTTGCCAGTGCTGCTCCTACAGTTTTGGGTGAATATAATGCAAAGTTAACGTCAACTGTAGGCAAAACGGTAGGGCAAAAAGTTAACGGATTTGAGGCAATAAGCCAATTAGAAGACTATAGCGGTCAGTTAGGTGATAATCTCTTTGGCCTTGCTACAGTAGCTTTAACATCAGAAGTTGAAGGCTTCCTTGATACTCTAATTGAAAACATTGAAGACGCCTTTACTAACCTTGGTGGCGGCCATGCAGAGTTTACTGATGTATTAACAGCCCTTGGAACACTTGCTGTATTAACAGGTACTAATCCAGGTTCTGCATTTTTAAAGAGTTATTATGGTGGTAGTTCGTCGAATGCCATGGCGGTACTCTTATCAAAAGCAACTGGCAAAAACGTATCGCAACTCTTAAGTACAGTAGAAACCTTACAATCTGCAGGCTCAAAACAATTTGTACAGGCAGCGTTTGGAAGAGTCTTATCAGAAGTACTAAATCCTATTATTGCTGAGTTCAACAAAAAAGTAGATCTAAATCTTGGTACTGCAATTGATAAAGTACTACAAGCAATTGTTGACGTTGTTGATAGTCCGGTAGCATTGATTATTAACGATCTTACCGGAGGTAAGTTATTAGGCGCTGAGCTAAACAACGCCATTCGTTTGTTATCAAATGGGCAGTATGCAGAAGCAATTCTACTTGTATCGCAAAATTCAAATGAACCATATTCGGTTATCGAAGAAAGATTGTTGAACATTGATACAAAAATATCAACACGAATTACATATACAGGATCAACGACGCTGCCAGTCTTTGATATCGGTTCAAATGCGAATGGATGGGAAGGTGTTGCAACTACGACAATCACAAATCGCTCAAACGCATCGAGCCCTATTAATTACAATTTTACAAGACTAGGCGGTGTACAAGAACTTGAAGCGGATATGCGATCAGCTACAAGAGATATTAGTGAAACTGTTATCCATTGGTCTGCAACATATTTGGATCAAGATATTGGTTCTGAAGAAATACATGGATGGCATAGACAACGTGGATTCAGTGGGATTGGCTATCATTATGTCATTCGTCGTGATGGAACAATAGAACGTGGCCGGCCGATTAATATTACTGGTGCACATGCTAAAGCCAATGGTCATAATAACTTAAGTATCGGTGTTTGCCTTGTTGGTGGGTACACTGTTCCATCTGCAGTTGGTCTACGAAATCCACCGGCAGGTTCGGAATCGTTTACAGAAGCTCAAACAAAGACTATGAATGAATTTTTAAATACGTTTTATAAAGTATTTCCTGGCGGTCAGGTATTCGGACATAATGATACTGATCCAAATAATAAAATCGATCCAGGATTTGACGTATCTAAATACATTCGTAATACTTTTAATAAGAGTAACGTGACAATCGGAACATCCCGACCCCTTTCACCTGCGCAAATCGCACAAGCTAGAGCAAATAATGTGGTATCATGACAACAGAAAACGATGAAATAGAACAGCGCCAGCTTATATATGGTAACTCAGTATATAGCGAAGGCGTTTATCCTGTAGGATATCAAGACCCAGGTGGATTGTATCCGAAGACTGCATACTATTATCAGTCTTCACTAAACCAGGCTGCACGTGGTTTAATTCGTAATGAATTATCCACAAACGGTGGTATACCTACTTTAGGAACTGAAAGAAACTATGATCTTTCTTCTGAAATTCCTGAAGCAGCTGCAGCAGCCCAAGGATATTCAGTATATCCTAAGAATCAGGTATGGGAAACTCCGGGCGGTCATGTAATCGAATTAGATGATACGCTTACAAATGAACGTATTATGATTCGGCATAAGTCAGGATCTGGTGTAGAGATTAAGCCTGATGGTACGGTTTATATAAGCAGTATCGATGATGTTCTTATTAGTTGTGCAAATGATAAGCATGTAGTGGTCGAAGGTAATGCTCATATGACATACCAGGGTGATCTTAACGTTGATGTAGCCGGAGACTATAACCTATCTGTAGGTGGTAATAAAACACAAATTATTAATGGTGATCTTGTTTCAGAAATCGATGGTGCAAAAAGAACAAACATTGGTTTAAACGAAGGCACTACTGTAAAAGGACACCAATCAAATACTGTTGCAGAGACAAAGATCGATACGATTCTTGGTGGCTATACTGCTGCAGTAAAAGGTAAGTTTGAGATTGCTAATGAAGGTGACATGGGTATCTTTGCGTCTGGATCTCAACGTATTACGTCAGAGACACGTCAGAACATGACGTCACCTGATACAAACATTCATGCTACGAACCTATCGGTCTTTGGCGATGTTGGTACGTTTGGTGGTGAAAATATTGTACTATATTCATATAACCATCATTTAGGGAATACTTTATGGTTAGGCGATGGTGACGGCGGATCTGGTACAATTAACGTAGATACGATTCGTGCTGTGCGTATTGAAGTTGACGGTGATATTGTAGCAAGTAATAGTATGACTGCACCTACGTTTCATGGTGATCTTGATGGTGTTGCAGAAGAAACGCGACAGTCCAGGCACCAACTGTATTCTGATCCGGACACAGACGCAGGATCTGCAGGTAATGTAGGTGCGCCAGGAGCTCCAATTACAAATAATGCAATTAACACCGATGTTCTCGCTGATGATATTAAGGCGACTGCTATTCCAAATCTTGATGTAGCAAATACATATCAAAAATCAGCCTATGGTATTCAGGATGTATTAGTAGATCCTGAAGGTGAGTTAAAGAAACTTATTAATAAAACTGATTTGACTGGTGGCGTAACTGATAGAAATCTAACTACAAGCGAAGTTAGATCTAAAATGCGTGACAATGCTACGTTAAACAATACCGACTTTACATCGATACAAATTGCTGAAGGCAAACTAAATCCAGAATACAGTTCACCAAATCCTAAGAAGATCGGTCGTACTGCAAGTTCTAAACCAACTGTCAGCGAGAACAATACTATTGTAGGACCGGTTGGTCCAGTGGATAAAGGAGCGGGTCCACGATGAGCGACTTTAATTTTTATCACTCATACTATACACCAAATCCAGGAATTCGTAAGATTGTACCTGACCCGGTGTTTAATCCTAATAATGCGGTACGGATCTATTCGGGTACTAAACTAGCAAAGGGTGTAAGCATCGGCAAGTTCCTTGGTGGTGCAGGTGAAAAAACAAATCTAAATCATATTACATCTGATGCTGATAAGCTACAGATTGCACGTCAGTTATATCTTCAGGCCATGGCGATGAATACGGTCAATACAGATACTGGTAAATTTGCTAATAATCGACTCATTGTTGTAGAAGGATTATATAAAAAAGGTCCTAGCGAAAAGCTTACGTCAGGAAGTTTAAATGATTTGGCAACAAAAGGTCAAGTCGTGGTGTATCAGCTTATTGACGGTAATGGTAACCCGGATCATATTGCTATGTTTGATCTTGCTGTGTATTGGAAAGATAGTATCCTATTCGATAAGATTATATTAGATTATGACACGTTTAACCCAGATAAAAGTTTAGAATGTCATGTAATTTTACAAATGCCGGTAGTAAATTCAAACTACGAAGCAAGATTTAAAAAAGAACTTGAAACAAGATACAATGGAAATCTACAAACTTCAGGTGAACTAGCAGAATTGCTTGAATAAAATTATAAATAATACAAATTATCTGGAATACATTTATGGCAACCACACGTAACTTTGCAGTCGAAGATGGCAACCTAACATCAGGTAGTGTCGTCACGTCTCGTAGTAAAAATTATGTAGATATTGATTTGTCATTTGAACCACGTTCTGATGGCGATATATTTAAAAAGACAGATGCTGCAGCCGTAAAACAGGCAGTTAAGAATATCTTAACCACAGGTTTTAGAGAGCGCCCTTTCTTTCCATCATTTGGTGGAGGTTTGGGTAATGCGTTATTCGAACTTATGGATGACGGAACTTCATATGAAATTGAACAGGCAATCATTGCTTCTATTCAAAACTATGAGCCAAGAGCCGTGCTTGATAAAGTAACTGTAAGTGATAACATAGATAATAATTCAATAGATGTAACCGTTCGTTTTGGTATTGTAAATGTCGGCGAAATTGTTACGGTCGAAACATCCTTATCAAGGCTGAGATAATATGGCAACTACTGTACAAAATACTAAATTAGATTTTGATAATATCAAAAACTCACTTAAAACTTATTTTGCTCAGCAACCTGAGTTTGAAGACTATAACTTCGAAGCTTCTGGTCTTTCAAATATTTTAGATGTACTTGCATATAATACACATTATAATGCTTTGACTGCTAACTTTGCATTGAATGAAGCATTCTTGTCAACAGCACAGCTAAGAAGTTCTGTGGTTTCTCATGCTGCAACACTTGGTTATGTTCCTCGTTCACGTACATCCTCTCGTGCCGAAGTAAATCTAAGTTTGAACCTGTCGGGCGTCGCGGGCCGCCCTGGTTCTGTAGTTATTGGCGCTGGTACAACATTTACGGCTGATGCTGGTGATACGACATATACGTTTCGTACCATAGAAGATTATACTGCGACTGATGATGGCGATGGGTTTTATCAATTTTTAAATGCTAATGGTGAATCTACAATTCAAATCTTTGAAGGTAGTGAGAAAACAAAAACGTTTTATGTTGGTGAAGTTGGCGAAAGACAACTTTATGTTATTCAAGATGAAGCCATTGATACTACGACGGCTGCAGTTTATGTGTATGATACGCCATCAAGTTCTAACTTCGTAACATATACTCCTATTACAAATGCTGTTTCAGTAAATTCGCTATCACGCTATTATCAAATCTCAGAAGCGCCAAATGGTTTTTACGAACTAAACTTTGGTGATGGTATTTCATTTGGTAAATCTCCGGAGGCTGGTAACAAGATCGAAGTAGTTTATCTTTCTTGTGTAGGTGCTGCAGCAAATAACGCATCACTCTTTTCTCCAACTAATACGGTATCGGTTGCTGGATCAAATTACGCGTTAAACGTTACGACAATTGCAAATTCCGGCGTCGGCGGTGCACGTCAATCAATCGAATCTGTTAGACAAAATGCTCCTATTGCGTTTGCTGCACAACAAAGACTTGTTACTGCTGAAGATTATAGAGCCGTTATTCAACGTAACTATGCTACAGTAACTGACGCTATTGCATGGGGTGGAGAAGATAACGTTCCAGCAAATTTCGGTAAAGTTTACGTTTCACTTGTATTCGAAGATGGTACAACGGTCGCTCAACAAGACGCTGTCAAAAACTCAATTGTACAAGAAGTGACAACCAACTTGTCTATCTTATCAATTGATACAGTGTTTGAAGATCCAGTACGTACCTATCTTGAAGTTGTTCTAACATTTAACTTTGATCCTAACTTAACAGGACAAACAATTAAATCTACAGAATCTAATGTGTTTGCAGAATTACAGGCGTATGTAGAAGAAACACTCAAACAATTTGGCGGCGTGTTTAGACGTTCAGAGTTATTAGGTCGAATTGATGATTTGTCTGATGCTATCTTGAACTCTAGAGCTACAGTAAAGCTTCAGCAAAGGTTTATTCCGGATTTAACACAATCTGCTTCTTATAAGATTTATTTCCCGGTTGAGTTAGCCGCGCCATCTGATACAGACTTTATTGTTACATCTTCTACGTTTATTTTTAATAATAAAGTTTGCTCTGTCAAAAATGCGCTTGATAATACTAAACTTCAGATTATTAATTCTATTGGTGAAGTTGAAGTAGATAACATTGGGTCATATGAAGCATTGACAGGTATTGTTACTTTAACAGCATTTGCTCCGTCTACTATTACTGCAGGAGTTAACTTCCTAAAACTCAGCGGAGTTCCTGCTAACCAGTCTACAGTTCGTCCATTGAGAAGTTATATCCTTGATCTTGATGAAGGTCCATCGTTTGCGACAAGCGCTGTCGATAGGCAACAAACAGATATTACAATCGGCGGCGGTACTGGTGTTTCTTCTTCAACATCTGGAACAGCAGGAACATTTGTACGAGCTCCAAGTCTTGGTGGTAGTGGGTATTAATAAATGTCGCATGTAGCTGATTTTAATCGTACACAGCCTAATATTAGGTATTACAGTGTAAAAGAAGTATTGCCTCAGTATTTTTCTGAAGCATATCCTAACCTTGTTACATTTTTAGAAGGCTACTATGATTATTTAGATTCTGACGAAACAATTGATGGCATTAAAGATTTATCAAGTGTTTATGATTTAGAAAGTACAGATCTAGAATATATCGATTACATTTTTAAAACAATTGCTGATGGCGCTAACTCTACATATTTTGGTGAACCTCGTGAAGTACTTCGAAACTTTGCTAATTTTTATAGAGTAAAAGGAACAAAGTATTCAGCTGAAGGATTTTTTAGAGCGTTCTACGGCATTGACGTAGAAATCGAATATCCTAAAAATAATCTTTTCATTGTAGGTGAATCACAAATTGGTACAGAATCATTAAGATTTATTCAGAACAGTGCATTGTATCAAATCTTTTCTGTTCTAATTAAATCTTCTATACCATTAGGAACATGGAAAGATTTATATAAAAAGTTTGTTCATCCAGCTGGATTCTTCTTAGGTGGTGAGGTTGTTCTAGAACTTCCTTCAACTAACTCAAATATTTTGGTCATGCCAGATAATATTGACGAGCCACCCCCACCACTATTGGTCGAAGGTGTAGCTTCATTTATCGTACCAAATGGTTTAGTAGAAGCTATAGGTATTCTTCCAGATGATGGAGATTCTGATTCTGTTATCGAACGTATTAGTCTCGATGCTAAAGTTGGAATATATGAAGATATGCCAGTTGATGTGTTTATGGCATCGTATGGTAAAATTGATAAAACGCTTCGTGTTAACTCTCCAACATTCGACGATTCTGCAAAAGACTTTGCTCCTTACTACTCAGACGGAGACTCCGGTCCAGCATCCGATCAGCATGGTGTTAGAATGAGTAACGCGGTCGAGACAATGGATAAAGCGATATGGTATTATGATTCTAATGCTGGAAACCCAAGATATATGACAATCGGATATGTCGAAGACAATTATGTGGAAACAAATCCATAAGAGGTAAAAAATGGCTATTACATTAAGAAACACAAAAGGTACGGCATTAACTCATGTAGAACTTGATGCCAACTTTACCACACTTCAGAATGCCGATTTAGATTCAGCAGATGTTACATCTATTGCTCAAGCATTAGATAACGCGCAAGTTATTGCAACAACGCTCAATGAGCTAGCTGGTGATTCAGATATAGATTTTGGTACAAATAAAATATTGTACTCGAACAATTATGATTCAGCTGGATCTTTACCAAGCGCATCGACCTACCATGGCATGTTTGCTCATGTTCACGGTGAAGGCCGCGGTTATTTTGCTCATGCTGGTAACTGGGTTGGCCTTGCAAATCAAACCGAAGGCTTAGGTGGTTTGGATGGTGAATACAACAATGGTGGGATTATTGATGTTACTGGTAACGGAAGCGATTTCTTCAAGCGTGAACTTACAACCAACGGTGTAAGAATAATGGGTGCTGGCACAGTAGGTGGTCAGACAGCAGTCCCAGATCCATGGTTGGAAAAAGTGGCTCGGATGTTTGAATTGTTTACAGATCCAGCCGGAGCAGGTATTAATGAATCAAACCAGAGAGCGCTAATTAAAACGCTAAGCGGTGATGTAGGAACCTATCATGCAAGCCAGCCAACTATACAAAGAGTAGCAAGAGGCGCTGGGTCAGACTATACGCCTAACTTCTTAACTGATTCAGGTATTGCAAGTTGGAACCTAACAAACTTGTTTGATGATACTGTTCAAAATGATATGGTTTGGTATTTGAATTCAACCGGTAGTGGATATGGTGATGGTGATCAAGATGCTCAAGAAGTTATTGAGCACGTATTCCATACACTACATATGCATGGTTTACCTGCAGATGATATATCACTATATCCTTATTTGGATTCTGATTGGGCCACCAGTGATTTATATGCAGCAATGGAAGAAGCCTATGATGCAGGCAAGTGGGATCCATCTGGTTATGGCGGCAATGCTTTTAAAACTGACGCTGATGCATTTGAAGTAGCAGCAAAAGAATATTTGTATCTGCTTAACTTCTGTATGTTTGAATATACAAGTCTTTGGGATGGAGGAAGCCTCGCTCCCGAATGGACAGATGATATGCGTACCCAAGCTGGCATTCAAACAAATAACCCATTAGGCTATGCTTTCCATAATACTTGGATTGCTCCAGTTATTAGTAAGCCATCGATTGCTACTATTCAAAGCATATTTCAAGATGGTAACACGCCAGCACAGGACGATCCCAGACTTGCTGGGGATCCAGGATACGTTGTAGATTTTCCACTTCCAGGATTTGAGTTGCCCATAACCTCTCTAATTGATAGTGACTATGTACAGCTGCGTGTTCCCACCAATCAGTATATTACTCTCGCTGACCTTAAACTTGTTGTCGATTCAAGTCTTGATTTTGCCGACTTTAAGACGAGAATTGCTGCTCTATAACGCTACATAAAAGATATAAATAATGGTAATTAAGAGGATAATTGAATGACTCGTCAGAATATATCAAATGGTACCTTTGCTAATGACGGTACCGGAGATACGCTTAGACAAGCTAGCCAAAAGATTAATGAAAACTTCATCGAGTTGTACACAAAACTTGGTGGAGATAGTGACGTTTTATCAGGAGAAATATCTGTAACCTCTAGCGGTATTTCTTTTGAAGGTGAAACTGATGACACTAACGAAACACTTTTAAAAGCCAGAGATGCTTCTCAGGATAATAATATCTTTTTGCCAAATACTTCTGGTAATATAGTTATTGACTCTGCTTCGCAAACTCTTTTAAATAAGACGCTAACTAGTCCAGTTTTAACAACTCCACAAATCAATGATACTTCTGCAGATCATAAATATGTGTTTGCGGTATCGGAGCTAGCTGCAAATAGAAATATTACTTTGCCTTTATTGGCAGCAGATGATGAATTTGTTTTTAAAACCCATGCGGCTACTCTTACAAATAAAACTTTAACATCACCTAATATCACAGGACCTAATATCACAGGTTCAATTAACGATGCTAACGGCGCTGAACTTATTAGATTAACTTCAACTGCGTCAGCCGTTAATGAAATATCTGTTATTAATGCCGCGACTGGAAGTTCACCTTCTATTAATACTGCAGGTACAGATACAAATATTAATTTAATCGTCTCTGGTAAGGGTACTGGTTCAGTATCAATATCTAAAGCTGCATACGAATCATCTACAATTACGGCCACTGGAGCTGCATCTGAAACATCTTCTTATATCATTTGTAATTCAGGTACTGCGATCGCAGTATCAATAGCGGCTGGTACTATTTCTGGCGAATATAAAGTTGTCACAAATAAGGGTGCAGGTACCGCTACTATTACGCCATCTAGTTTTGGTCCAGGTACAAGCGTTGCTTTAGACAATAACGAAGGATGTACAATGATTTGGGATGGAACTAATTGGCAGTTAATCGGTAACTATGGCGGAACAGTGAGCTAAGGAATCTAAAATGGTTGCAATTATTACAAATAAATTTAAAAGACAAATTCTAAACGATCTATTTACAGATGTTACGGATTCAGCCGAAACATACTATGTTGCTATCGGCAGATCACAGGATTGGAATGCAACTGATATTGCTCCAACTCCTTTGAACACTGATAAAGCCGTACGTGATTTTAGAGTGAATATGCAGGCTATGAAGAAGGGCGAAGACGTTTCATATGTTGTTCCTCGCTATAACTGGTCAGCTGGTACAATTTATTCTGGATATGATGATAATATTCAGGGATATCCTTCTAATGCATATTACGTTATGACAGATGAACTTGCTGTTTACATTTGTTTACAGCAGGGTAGAGATACACAAGGCAATGCGGTTACGTCTACAGTTAAACCTACCGGCACTCTTACGAGACCCTTTGACACTGCAGATGGTTATGTATGGAAATATCTGTACGGTCAAACGGCTTTGAGATCTACTAAGTTTACTTCAGCTAACTATATTCCAATTCAATTTATTGATTCTGCAGACGCCACTGATCCAGCTCTAGAACAGGAGCAATATTCTATTCAGAATGCTGCTAATCCGGGTGAAGTAGTTGCGGTCAAATTAAACAATGGTGGAACAGGTTATACTTCAGCTCCCACTATTTCATTTACTGGTAACGGAACTAAAGCTCCTAAAGCAACTGCAACAGTATTTAACGGAGCAGTAGTTAAAGTTGAAATGCAAGATTCTGGTTCAGGTAAAGCTTACGGTGCCGGGTATGCATATGCATCAGTATCATTCTCGGGTGGAGGCGGATCAGGAGCTGTTGCTCGAACCGTATTAGCACCTGCAGGTGGTATTGGCGCTGACCCAAGAGATGATCTAAGATCGACGGCTCTTATGTTCAATACTAAACTGACCGGAGATGAAGACAACGCTTTAATCACAAGTAACGATTTTAGACAAATCGGAATTATAAAAAACCCATACGAAACCGATTCAGCTGCAGACGGTGCATTATATACAGGTACTGCTGGTAATGTATTAAATAAGTTGAAGTTTAGTTCTATCGCAGCAAACTTTAGCGAAGATAAAACAATTCTTGGATCCACTTCTGCTGCAAGGGGTTATATCGATAAATTCGATTCAAATTATGTTTGGTATCATCAGACTGATTCTACAGGATATTTCACGTTTATTGAAGGTGAAACTATTACCGAAACTGATGGTAATGGTGAAGGTATTTTAGATTCTGCTTCTATTGACGGCGATGATGATGCATTTACCAAATCTACAGTTAAACCGTTTACCGGAGATTTATTATATGTAGATAATAGAGCGGCTATCGAAAGAGACCCGAACCAAACCGAAGATATTAAAGTTATTATTCAGCTGTAAGGCAATTAAATGGCAAACAGATTTACAGAGAATCTCTTTAGCAATACGTATAAAGATGATTATAAAGACAGTGACAATTACTATAGAGTATTGTTTAACGCTGGTAAAGCTCTTCAAGCAAGAGAGCTTACCCAGATGCAAACTATTATTCAAAAAGAGATTGAGCGCTTTGGACGTAATATTTTTAAAGAAGGCGCTTCCGTAAATCCAGGCGGACCGACACTAAATACCAGATATGAATTTATTAAACTCGATACGACAACAAATACGCTTCCCGTTGATACTACCGCAATCGTGGGAGATGAGTTTACTGGCCAAGATTCAACCTTTAAGTTTATAGTATTAGAAGTAGTTGCGGCTACCGCTAGCGATCCGGCAACATTATATGTAAGATATACAGATACACTTAACGCAACAACGTTCGATACTTCAAGAACAGTAACTGCAGGTGAAGATGTTGTAGGAACAAATTCTGGTGTTACTCTTACAGTACAGGCAACTGATACTGTTGTAAATCCTGCTACAGGATTTGGTTCTCGTATTTCGATCGAAAAGGGTGATTTCTTTGTACAAGGACATTTTGTTTTTGTAGCTAAACAATCTAAAATTATCAGTAAATATACATCTTTGCCTACTGTAACAGTTGGGTTTAAGATAACTCAAGACATTGTTTCTTCTACAGACGCTGAAGCATTATATGATAATCAGGGAGCTACTCCTAATACCTCAGCTCCTGGAGCTGATCGCTATAGAATCAGATTAATTATTGCAACAGATGATGAAGTAGATTCCGATGAAAACTTTGTATATTTCTGTCGTGTTATTAATGGTGTTATTTTTGATATTGTAACCGGTAATAATCAATACAAAGCCATCGAAGATCGTATGGCTCAACGTACAAAAGATATTAACGGCGATTTCCTAATTTCACCCTTTATCTTAAACTTTGAAGATGATTCAAATGCTAACTTTTTGAGAGCAGTAGTCTCTCCTGGATTAGCGTATGTTAATGGTTATCGTGCAGAAAAACAATATCCTACAAGAATTAGAGTTGCAAAGGCTCAAGAAACATCTAATCTAAATAACCAAGTTGTTGCTGCAAACTATGGTAATTACATAATTTGTGATACTATTGTTGGTACTCCTAACGTTAACGTTTTCCAAGTTCGTAACTTAAGAAGCGCAACTGGACATGGCGGATCTACGATTGGTACTTGTCGTTCACGATATATCGAAGAAGACGGTGCTAATTTTAGAATATACATTTTTGATATCGTAATGAACTCTGGCCAAAAGTTTTCTGATGTACGTTCAATCGGTGGTTCAGCTCTAGATTATGCAGACATCTTACTAGATAACGGAAACGCTATTCTAAACGATATTGGTAATAATAACCTACTATTTGAATTACCTTTTACTAGACCTAAAACGCTATCTGATATTTCCTTAGAAGTACAACGTAAATTTAACGCAACATTCGATGCGTCAGGTCAGGCTACTCTTACAGTTACAGCAACCGGTGAGACGTTTGCAAATACTGGAGATTGGATTGTATCAGTAGATTCTGATGGTGAAATTATTACTCCAACAATCACTGGCTCAGGTAGCCAGTCTGCAGCTCTTTCAAATGGTCCAACAAACACGAACGTTGAGGTTATTACAAAAGTTAACAAGTCTTCAGGTTCTGTTCGCACAAAGACTCTCTTGGAAACAACAGTTTCAGGTGTAGTTGAGTCTGATGGTAATGGCCTTAAATTCCTTGAGCTAGAAAAACCAGATCTATTTAAACTCGATCGTTTAAGAGATTCTGATTCCGACGGCGCCGATAGATTAAATGACTTTATTATTGATAACGGTCAACGCGATAACTGGTATGGTCCTGCACGTCTCATATTAAAGGGTAACAAAACAGCTCCAACCGGCGATCTATTTGCACGATTTAGATATTTTCAGCATGGTGCGTCTGGCGACTTCTTCGCTGTTAACTCATATACCGGTCAGGTAAATTACGGTGATATTCCATCTCACACATTGAATGACGGAAACAAAGTTGAACTAAGAAACGTTTTAGATTTCCGTCCTCGTAAAACTGATAAAGACTCTGACTTTACCGGCGGTACAGCCCGTATTAACGAATTGCCAACAAATACTGATCTTATCACAGCTGACGCTGAATATTATTTGCCTAGGTTTGATAGATTTGTTATAGACCAAGATGCAAACATATTTAACATCAAAGGCAGATCTGATCTTCAGCCGCAATATCCAGATATTCCTGAAAATACCTTAAACTTATTTGACGTTAATATGGCTCCGTTTACAATCGACGATTCAGACGTTGGTAGTATTCCTATCGATAAGAAAAAATTCTCTATGGATGATATTTCTTCTATCGAGAAAAAGGTTGATAACCTATTTGAACTTACAACACTATCGTTACTAGAGACTGGATTATCTAACTTTGCAGTCTTTGATTCTACAGGCAATGATAGAACAAAGGCTGGATTCTTAGTTGATAACTTCCAAGATCAGCTTGCTACAGATTTTAATAACGTTGAGTATAGAGCATCTATTGATCCTCAGGCACAAATATTAAGACCTTCTTTCAGAGAAGAAAATATTCGGCTTATTTACGATTCTGATTTGTCTACAAATACTGTTATCAAAGGTGATAACGTTTACATGAAATTTAGTGAAGTTGATTACTTAAATCAACCTCAAGTTTCTGGGACAATGAACATTAATCCGTTTAATGTTATCACTAACCAAGGCGTCGTAACTCTTTCACCAGCTTCAGATGATTGGAGAGATACGCAACGTATTGCTGATAATGTGATTAGTGGCGGTACTGTTACTCGAATAAGCGGTAGCCAAGCTCAGCTGTTTAATAATTCACAATGGAATTGGGGTGGTACTTCAACTGGTGATACTAGACAACAAAGTCTAGGCTCATCGACCAGCAATAGTAGTAGGACCTCAACTGCAACAGGTAATGGTGCAGCAGGT